ATTGAGTATTGTGAAATTTTGGGTCTTGTTAAACATCAAAATAGAAAACGTAATAGAACTAAAACAATCACTTACGTTGAAGCTACACCTAAAATTATTGATGAAATAAAGAACTTCAATATTAAGAACGAAGCACTTTATCCTAAATATTTACCTATGCTTATGCCACCAAGAGAATGGGACTTAAATCCTTTTGTCGGTGGTTACTACGGAAGGAAGCATAACTATAAACAACAATCGGCAAATGAAATTAGTAATACTTTGTCAAAAACTAAGGAGAAAAAATAATGCACTATAATTTAGTAAAAGCAACGAACCGAAGGTATTTAGAAGAACTTAAAAATAAAGCACATGAAATGCCTATCGTTTACCAGTCGGTTAATATTATGCAACATACCGAATGGGTAATTAATAAGGATATATATGAAGTAATTAAGACCTGTATGGAGAATGATTTCTGTTTGGGAAAACTTCCTGTAAATCCACAAACAATTGAACTTCCAATAAAACCATTGAATATTGATGATGATAAAAAAGTACTGATTAAATGGAAAAGAGAAGCATCTAAGGTCTATTCAGAAAGAGCAAAACAAAACTCTAAATACATACAAGTGCGTCAGATAATGGAAGAAGCTAAAATGCTTTTGGATAAAGGGGGATTTTTTTATCCTTATCAACTTGATTTCAGAGGACGCATATATCCAAAACCTGCAATGTTATCACCACAAGGTGCTGATTATTCGAGGGCATTATTAAAGTTTAAATTTGGAAAAAGAATGGGAGATAACTTTGATACTTTTGCAATAGCAGGAGCAAATCTTTTTGGTGAAGCTGATAAGGAAGAATTATCAGTAAGAGTTGAATGGGTAAAAGCCAATGCAAACAAGATAATTGATTGTGCAACAAAACCACTTGAATATTCCTGGTGGGCGAGTGCAGACAAACCATTCTGTTTCTTGGCATGGTGCTATGAGTTCAAGGCATATTCTTTAGCTGAAGACAGTGATAGTTTTATTACTACACTTCCTATTCAAGCAGATTGTTCAAATTCCGGGTTACAACATTACAGTGCTTTAATGAGAGATGAGTTTGGTGGAAAAGCAACAAACTTAGTTCCATTAGATAAACCAAGTGATGTCTATAATTTAGTAGCAAATAAAGTTATGGATAAACTTAGGCACTATAAAAAGTTTCCTAGAATAGATACTGAAAAGAAAAAATACCATGACGATGATTATTCAGGACTTTGGTTGGCTTATGGAGTTGATAGAAAAATCTGTAAGAAACCAGTTATGTGTTTACCTTATTCTTTAACAATGTATTCCTGCAGACAATATTTGGAAGACCACGTTGTTAAGGAAAAAAATGAAAGAGGCAGACAACATGAATTTGGTGAAGATTTATTTAAAGCAACAAATTATTTAAATCCAATAGTCTGGGAAGCAATTAATGAAATTATAGTTAGTGCAAAAAAAATAATGATTTACTTAAAAACAATTTCCAGGTTAGTGTCATCAGAGAACCTTCCAGTTGTATGGAGTACCCCATTGGGATTTCATGTTCAAATGATGTATTACCAAAAAGAAAGTAAACGTGTAAAAACCAAAATGGGAGATAGCATTGTTAAACTTTCGATTGCTTCAGATAAGAATGTAATTGATAAAAGAGCTACATCTTTAGGCATATGTCCTAATTTTATTCATTCTCTTGATGCTGCTGTACTTCAATTAGCTGTGGTATATGCAAAAGAAGCAGGAGTAGATAATTATAGTTTAATCCATGACAGTTTTGGTTGCACTTGTCCTGATACTAAAATAATGGCTACTGCAATTCGTGATAGTTTTTGTGAAATCTATAAAGGTGATGTTTTACAGAACTTTGCAAATGAAATGAAAGAAATGCTATCTGATAAGAATTTGAAAAAGTTCCCTGAAAGTCCTGTAAAGGGGAAGCTAGATTTAAACCAAGTTAAGAAATCTGTGTTTTTCTGTATTTAGCATTTTTTTATCACAACCAATGCACTACTGCATGGATTAAGTTCCACTAATGACTAGCTGAACGATTAGCCACCTAATTGTTTGGTTGGTCATTTCACAATCGATCATAAGGAGTAAAAATATGAGTGATATAACAACAAGAGTAAGTGTTCTTGGTGAAAGCATTTATCCGCACTTAAATAAGCCAGACGTTAGATTTAACGATTGGGGAGAATTTAAGGTTACTTTAAAAGTAGGCAAACAAGATGCTTCAGCTATGGTTAAGTTATTTGACCAAGCTATTGAAGACAGTCTAGCTACTGCGGAAAAAGAAGCTAAAGGTAAAAAAGTTAAACCTGCACCAAAACCTTACAAAATTGAAGCGGACAATGTCTTCTTCAAATTCAAAATGAGAGCATCGGGAACTAACAAGAAAACTAATGAAAAGTTTTCTCAAAGACCTGCTCTTTTTGATGCAAAGAAAAATCCCATACCTGCAAGTCAGAGTATTTGGGGTGGCTCTTTAATGAAAGTGGCTTATCAATTAATACCTTACAACTCACCTGCAATCGGTGCAGGAGTAAGTGCAAGATTGAAAGCTGCTCAAATAATCAAACTAGTAGAAGGTAAAGACCAAAATGTCTTCAAAGAAGAAGATGGTTTTGAAGCTACTAAAACGGAAGAAACTAACTCAAATGAAAAGGCAAATGCAGAAGTTCAAACGAGTTCAGATTTCTAAAGACGTTTGGTTAAAGTCAGGATTGGAAGAAGCTATCCATATTTTTCTAACAGGTAAAGATATTGATTTTACTTATGAAGGAATGCGAATAGACTTCTCCCAACCTACTCAAAAGAAATATTACACACCAGACTTTCCTATTAAAAAATCTTTTATTATTGAAAGTAAAGGTTCATTCAATTCAGCAGATAGAAAAAAACATAAATTAATTAAAGCACAACACCCAGAATTAGATATTAGATTTATCTTTTCTAATTCAAGAACAAGAATAGGTAAAAAATCAAAAACTACTTATGGCAAGTGGTGTGATTTATTTGGATTTAAATACCACTGTATTCAATCCACTAAAAAACATTTCCCAGATAATTGGTTAAAAGAAATTAAAGAAAAACAAAATGCGACAAGAAACTAAATACATTGTAATTCACTGTTCTCAAACGAGACCATCTCAAAAATGGGGTGCGAAAGAGATAGATAGAGTACATAGAGAATTTGGTTGGCTTAAAATTGGTTATGGAGCAGTATTAAAAAGAGATGGCACTTGGGAGCAGGGTCGTCAAGATGATGAAGTTTTAGCACATGTTAAAGGTTATAATCATTGTGCTTATGGATTTGCTTTAATCGGTGGAGCAAACGAAGATAATTGGAAACAACCTGAAGACAATTTTACTGCTGAACAATGGGAAACACTTAAAACAGAATTAACAAGATTAGTTAAAAAATATCCTGATGCAAGAATTGTTGGACATTATGATTTAGACAAACATAAAACTTGTCCGAACTTTGATGTCCGAGATTATTTATTGCATGAAGATATTCCAAATTACAAATTCCAAGATGGTTTGACGAATGAAGCTGACTTAGAGGAACTTCGTGATGGCGGAGTTATCTAAGGAAGAAAAATTCATTCGACATGCTCAATGCGAAAATTGTGGCAGTCGAGACAATTTAGCCATCTACAATAGTCATACCTACTGTCTTGGTTGCCACGATTACCAAAAAACAAACGGTCAGCTTCCTGACCACATACCAATTAAAAAAGAAATCAAAGGCATGATAAGCGGAATAACAGAAGCACTTCCGAAAAGAAAAATAAATTCGGAAACTTGTAAAATATTTAATTATGAGACTGGTACTTATAACAATAAGAAATGCCACATATCTAATTACTATAATAAAAACTATCAAAAAGTAGCACAGCATTTACGCTTTCCCGATAAATCATTTATTTGGTTAGGTGATACTAATGAAATCTGTTTGTTCGGACAGCAAAATTGGAGAGATGGTGGAAAAACTATCATAATTACTGAAGGCGAAATTGATGCAATGTCAGTTTCTCAAATGCAGAATAATCGTTTTCCTGTTGTGTCAGTACCTTCGGGTGCTGCCAGTGCAAAAAAATATATTAAAAGAGAATTAGAATGGTTAAGTAAATTTGAAAATATCATTTTAATGCTAGATGCAGATAATGCAGGATTAAAAGCATCTGTTGATTGCGCTAATTTACTTCCAGTTAAAAGAGTTAAA